CCGAAGCCGGTCACGGCTCTGCTTTATCCGCTACGCGATCCCGCGTTGGCCTAAACCCTCGAAAAAACAAGGACACAATCGATGTGGGTGAAATTCACTTCGAACTTCAAATGGCGCCCGCTCTCCTCAGTCACGATCTCTTACAAGGCAGGGTCTGTCGCGAACGTTACTAGGATGTGCGGCAGTGCGGCCGTCGAACAGGGCAAGGCAGAGCTGGTAGACAAGAAGCGCAAGGACGAGGATGCGGACAATGGCCAAGAGAAGAATGACTGCCGGGTCACTCAACCAGCGGGTAGAATTCCTGGAGCCTAACCGGGTTTCAGATGGGTATGGCGGTGAAACAACAGGCTATGTTGAGCGGTTTTGTGTGGCGGCCAGGCTGCAGCCACGTATGGGGTCGGAGGCTGTTATCGCGAGCCGGCTCCAGGGCATCCAGCCATATACGATGACTGTTCGCAGCTCGTCGGAGACCCGGCGGGTCACGCCAGCATGGCGGGTGCGCAATACCCGTACTGGGGCTACGTACAACATCAGAACTGTCGTAAACATCGACGAGCGAAGTGAATTCCTTGAGATGCTCGTGGTGGAAGGCGAGGCGGGTTAAATGGCGCTCAAGGCAAAGGTCAAGGGCCGTGCCGAACTGATGCGGCGGCTGAGTGAACTTGCACCGAACGCCGAGAAATACGCGGCAGACGCGAAGCTACAAGTCGTGAAGGAAGCCGCCAACTTGATAAGTGCGCAAGCGCCTCACGACTCCGGCGAGTATATGTACAACATCAAGGGCGAGCGTCAGGCTGACAACCCCAACCATGCCCCGATCGTTGGCAGGATGTCGAAAGACCCCAATGCTACGGCGGTTTATGCTCCGTTCATCTGGCGGTTCCTGGAATTTGGAACCAAAGCCCACAACATTAAGGCTAAGAGCGGGGGCTTTCTCAGATTTACCGGACGTGACGGGGGCACAATTTCAGCGCGTAGTGTGAGCCATCCAGGGACGATGGCGCAACCGCACATATTCCCCGTGTGGAATGACTTCAAGCCAAAGGCTAAGAAGAAGATCAACGCGGCAATCAATCGGGCAGTTCGTGAAGTTCAGGGGAAGTAAACGATGGCCAGCCCAGATCTTGAACTGCAGGGCGCTATTGTGGGGCGTCTCCGCTCTTATCCGCCACTCACAGCCATCGTTGGTCAAAAGATTTATGACCGCGTGCCGGCAGCGACGACCGAGCCTTACGTAGACATGGGAGAAGCGCACGTTCTCCGCCGTGATGCAACCTGCGTGGATGCACAGGAGATCTACCTTACTCTGCACGCGTGGTCAGTGTATGGCGGAGGTTTCAAAGAAGCCAAGCAAATAGCGGAAGCTGTCGTGGCGGCCCTGCACGGGCACCCAATGACGCTGCAGACCAACCGATTGATATCTATTAGCCATCGCCAGACGCGGACATTCCGGGACGCGGACGGCGTAACAAGCCACGCTGTCATAGAGTTCGTGGCGTACACTGAGCGGCTGTAGCGGCAAGCGATAGCCCCCATTTCATCGTTAACCATTGGCGCGCCCTGGGCGGGCGCAAGGAGTCCCCATGAGCCAGCAAATCGGCCGCCTGCTACTGATCAAGATATCCAACGGCGCGCAGCCGGAGGTTTTCTCTGCTCTTTGCGGCGTTCAAACCCGTAGCTTCAATATGTCTGCAAACGAGGTGGACACGACTATTCCGGATTGCGAGAACCCGGAGGATACGCCTCAGCGGACGGTAGAGCCCGGCATTAAGAACCGGACATTCAGTGGTTCCGGTAAGTTCGTGAAGAGCGCCAACACCGCGGCTTTCATGCAGCACGTTATCAACGCGACCAAGTTTAACGCGCAGGTGGCTGTGCCTGGGCTTGGGGAGTTTGAAGGCGAGTGGATGGTGAGCGAGTTTGAGCTTTCCGGCGAGCAAGAAGGCAATATGGATTTCAGTGCGACGTTTGTTGCTGCTGGACCCCTTGAATTTACAGCCGAGGACGACTCCTGATGCTCGAAGTTAACGGCGCACGCGGCGAGGTGGCGCTTACCGTTGGTGGCGTCGACCTTGTGATTGCCGCCACCATGAAAGGCCTCGCAGCGGTGAGTACGAGACTGAACTGCCAGTCTCTCTCTGAGCTTTTCCTGCGTCTTTCGGGGACAGAAGTGGCAGCCACGTTGGCGGCCATCTCTCTCCTCACCGTCCGCGGGGATCATGAGAAGGCTCTGGAACGGATCCGTCTGAAGGACTATCCGGCGTGCGCTGAAGCGTTCGCTAAAGCCCTAGCACATCACTTCGATGGTGATGAGGGAAACGGCAAAGCCGCCAAAGCGACGACGTAGAGGCGGCATTCCCATGGAAGGCATGGATGCGCGTGGCGTTCGGCGCGCTCAAGTGGACGCCAGATATATTCTGGTCCGCAACTCTGAGCGAATTCGTCCAGGCCATTGAAGGACTGAACGAAGCTAACGGGGTGAAGAAGAAGGTTGGTGCCCCAAGCGATGCTGAAATGGAAAAGTTGCTGGAGCGTTATGGGTGAAGAGGGTGGGCTATCCTATAGGCCATCCTTCAGCCTATGCATCACCGATGCGACGTCGTCGTCATTTAGTATGCCTGTGGCGAGGCAACCATGGACTTGGATCGACAGGAACTCAGCAGACCAAGGAACTCCGGGGTTTTCATAGATATCGTACGCGCGCAGGTTGTCTAAATCTTTCAAGCAGGGCGCGCGCACCAGATCTTTCCGGGCATTGTCTTCACGGGCGCGCTCCGCCAGGACTCGTTGGCTCTCTAGCGCCCGCGCCTCCGTTAGGTATGCATGGGCCTGGTACTCGGACCAAGCGAAGTACGCGCCACCGGCGATCACCACACAGCAAGCGCTGGCTATCAAGAATTTTAGCCAGTTCTCCATCCCTATTTGCTCCTTTGCCCGTTCAATACTTCTTCGATATCAGGAAACGTCATGGCCGATAAGACCGACGATCTCGTCATTGGCGTAAGTACCGATCTATCGTCGGTACAGCGCGCCATCAAGAAACTGGACGGCGACATCGCGCGCGCGGGCAGCCAGATCGAAAGGCGCTTCTCGACTATCGGCAGAAGCATCGACAAAGCGATGCCCACGGGCATCCAAGAGCGCATCAACAAGATGACCGGCATCGCTGCCGAGTCCACCAAAGAGTGGACCGGCGCTCTTGCCCAGCAAGGAAAGGAAATGGAGCGCCTCCGGGCGAAGTTTAACCCAGTCTTTTCAACGATTACGAACTACAAAGCGTCCATAGGTGAGATTAGGGCGGCTCATCGCCTTGGCGCAATCAGTGCGGATGAGATGGCCGCCGCCATCGGCAGGGAACGCACGGCTGCGCTTGCAAGTATTGCCGCCATTAAGCAGCGCAATGCCGCCCTTTCTGACACGCCGAATGTGGGCAGCTTCAATACCGCGAACATTGCTGCGCAGTTCCAAGATATCGGCGTCACTGCGGCTATGGGCATGTCCCCAATCCAAATCGCCCTGCAGCAGGGGACGCAGCTCTCAGCCGTCCTGAATACCATGGGCGGAACGCAAGGCGCGATAGCGGGTCTTGGCGCAGCGTTTGCCCAAATTATCAACCCTGTATCACTGGTTACGATCGGGGTGGTTGGGTTGACCGCTGCTGCCCTGCAGTACTTCTCGACATTCGCTGGGGGCTCAGATGAGACTGCGAAGTCCCTCGAAGAGCAGGCGGCCATTATCCAGAAAGTGGCCGATCGCTGGAAGGGCGCGATCCCAGCGCTCCAGCAGTATGCGGATGAGCTTGAACGAACGCAGAGGCTGACAGACGACCTTGACGCACGCAACATCGTAATTGGGTCCTCGTTTTCTAAGGCCAACGAGGCTGTCGCCAAATTCTTCTCCTCGATCGACAGCAGTAATTTTAGTGCCTTCAACGAAGGCATGATGGAGCTTGTCGACAACATCAGCCGCTTGCAGATTGCTGGCGGGAAGATGGAAGCGGCGATAAAGGCAGGAAAAGACACGTCTGAGGACTTTAAACGCGTCCAGGAGCTCGTAGCCAAGATCATTAACAGTTCCGCGATCCCGGCAACGGGCGGGTTGCGTGACTCCGTTGCTGAGCTTGGCAAGGCCTACCTGGAGGCAGCGAAGGCAGCGGGCATCGCAGCCAGCGAGTTTGATGCCGCTGCAGGTACCTCCGGCAAGCAGGGTCGCCTTAACCAGAACACGCTGTCCGACCAGCAATTCAACGACCGTTTTGGGCGCAGGTATGCAGATCCTTGGGAGAAGATTTTTCCCGAGTTATTCCGCAAAGGCAGCACGGGGGGGCGGTCATCGGGCATCTCCGAGGCGGAGCGCGAGCGCAAGGCGATCGACGATGTCATTGCTAGCCTGCAGTTCGAACAAGAGCAGCTTGGGCGGACGGGGACAGAACAGCGCATCTACAATGAACTGAAACGCGCTGGCGTAGACATCAGCAGTTCCGCCGGCCAGCAGATCGCTGGTTTGGTCGTGAGCCTGGAAACCGAACGGCAAGCGCTTGAGAAGAGCAAGCAGGCGATTGAGGCCCGCAACCAGTCAATTGAGTATCTCTTCTCGATGGGCGGCGATGCGCTTGCTGCTATCGTGGATGGCTCAGAGAAGGCCGAAGATGCGATCAAGCGGCTTGCTGTTCAGCTGGCGCTCGCTGCGGCGCAGGCGGCCTTGCTAGGCACTGGACCGCTTGCTGGTTTATTTGGCGGTGGCGGGTTGTTTGGCGGCATCTCGCCGCTTGCCTCCAGCGTTATGGCCTCTGGTGGTGTCGGCTTATGGTCGGAAGGCGGCTATACCGGCCCCGGAGGCAAGTATCAGCCTGCCGGTATCGTCCACAAGGGCGAGTACGTCGTTCCCAAGAACATCGTTGACCAGGTGGGGCCGGCAAACATCCAGCGATTGTTCGCAGGCTACGCCGATGGCGGCTTAGTTGGCGCTCCGAGGTTGCCGAGTGTGGCTACGCCAGCGGCAGCAAACCAGCAGACCTACGCTCCACAATACAACATCGACGCGCGCGGGGCCGAGGCTGGTGTCGAGACTAAGATCCGGCAGGCTCTGCAGGAATACGACCGTGGCAGCTACTCGCGCTGGGTCTCTGGCTTCCAGCAAGCAAAGAAGCGGAACGTTGCATGACGGCATTCCCGAACACGCATTCAAGCATCCGCTTTCAGCACTCGCGCTTCAAGCTGAACAGGACTGTCGCCTCCAGCATGTCAGGAGGGGGAAGGTTCAACCACACACAGATCGGCGATCCGTTCTGGACCATCGACTTCACCAGCGTTCCTCTGAAGGAAAAGGAACTGGCGCAGCTTGACGCCTGGTGGAACTCGCTGCGGGATGGATTGCGGTCGACGCTGGTTACGCAGAATGTGACCTGCCGTCCATTCGCTCATGCGAACCCGGCGAACGCTGCGCCCGCGCAAGACACAGGCACGCTCTCAAGTGTATCGAGCGGAAACGTCCTAAGTGTCTCCAGCGTATCATCCAGCCTGGTCTTACAGGCTGGGGAGCTCATCGGCCTGGAGAAGGACGCATATCGCGGTCTTCATCGTGTGGTGGCTGTAACCGGGACTGGCACGTCCCGATCGATTACCGTCGAGCCTCCACCACGTTCATACGTGGCGGTAGAGGGGGCGGTCGTCCGGTTCGAAAATCCCGAGCTTGTCATGCGCCCGGTTCCGGGGAGCTGGGCTGTGAATGGCCTGGGACGCCCGCAGGTATCGTTCCAGATGGTGGAAAGTCCAACCTAAGACAAGTCGTAGCGGTCTTTTGCGTGCTGGACGGCTTCTTCGAACGTGGCGTGCGGCATGCTTGAAGTAGAAAGGCCGCCATCTTTGTAATGAACTGCCACGGACCAGCCAGACGTTCTCCTGGAAATGACTACGCGATCACCAATACTGATCGGATTTTTCTCACTCATATGCCCCTCCCTAGTTAAGGGCCGAAGCCAACCACAACTTTCAAGGAAACACAATATGAGCTGGATTGACGTCGGACGGACCTTCAATCAATACGGCGAGCCACTGGTGGTGTCGAATGGGCCAATCAGCATAACCGTTGGCCACATGGAAGAAATCCTCGCTTCGTATTACGCAACGCTGCCAGCAACGCCCGGCGGCGCGGGAGGTAATGCTGACGATGGATATGCCGTTTGGCTGCGTCACTACCGGCGCGCAAAGGCGCGCAACGCTATTTAGCTATGACCCTGCCATCTTCCGTAATCAATCTGCTGGACGATGGGCGCATCACCATCGTCGGCCTGATCCGCTTCGACTTTGGCAGCGGCACGTATGGCTTTGCGAAGTCCGCGACCGGGCTTTCATGGAGCGGGCTCACCTATCAGCCCGGCGGCATGATCCAGGTTTCTGACTTCATGGCCGGTACCGGAACGTCAGCGCAGCAGTTCACCATCGAGCTTGCTGCCTCGCCAGACGATGGTCTGACGCCGGACGTCCTTCAGGAGATCGAAACCGAGGACTACCGCGACCGGCCCGTCACGATCTACGACGCCTATTTGCACCCTGACACTTCGGCGCTACTCCACGTCGAGGCGCTGCGCCGGGGTTACATCGATCAGCTGCGGCACGAGGAGGGCGACGAAGGCTATAAGCTGGTCGCTGAATGCGAGACCCGGGCACTTGATTACAGCCGCTCGAACTATCGCAAGCGCAATGCGGCCGATCAGGAGCGCCGCAACTCTGGCGACAAGTTCTACCTCAATGCCGCGATGACAGGCCGCCAGGAATACTGGTGGGGCCGCGAGAAGGGCAATTGGAAATGAGCCGCCTTTCGGATTGGGAGCTGCGGTTAAACGCAGTGGTCGAAAAGCATCTAGCATTGCCGGCGAAGTTCGGTCTCTCCGACTGTTACATGATTGCTGACGACGCCTTCGCGGCTGTCACCGGCGAACGGCTATACAAGGGCGTTCGCTATGGCACCGAGGCTGGCGCGGCCAAGCAGCTGCGCAAGCGGGGCTTTGAGACGGTGGAGGATGCCTTCAGGGCCCGTCTGCCAGAGGTTGGACGCCTTCTCGCCCATCGTGGCGATCTCGGCGTCGTTGATCGGGACGGCGTCATTTCCGGCGGAGTGTTCACGACCCTCGGCTTCATGACCAGAGGCGAAGACGGGGTGGTGTTCCTCTCACCGCTCGATGTCAAAGCGGCATTCCGCGTAGCTTAGTCGGCAGGTTTCAGTATGGCATTTCTTGCGCCCATCTTCGGAGCGATAGGCAGCCTTTTCGGTGCTGTTGGTTCCTTCCTTGGGGGGCTTGGCTTCATCGGCAAGGCGCTGCTCGGGATCGGCCTCAATCTCGCGGCGCAATACCTTCTTCGCAAGAGCCAACGGCCTGAGCCGAGCGGCATACAGCTTCAGGTCCAATACGGCACAGACACGCCGAGGCAGGTTGCTTGCGGTCTTGTCGCGACGGCGGGGCATGAGATCCACGTCAACACCTACGGTGATGACAACAAGTGGCTTCAGAAGGTCTATCAACTTTCGGATTACCCGATAGACGGGTTCGTTCGGCTGGCCATCAATGGCGAGTGGGTGTCTATCGACTTCGAGAACCCGCACGCTACACGGGGCTGGCCCATTGCAGGCAGCGAGCTCGCAGGGCGCTCCTGGCTGAAGATCTATGACGGTCGGCAGACGTCCGCTGATGGCGCTTTGATCTCTAACG